TCGTTTGAATGCTATAGCTTTTAACTTGGTTGCTGTTAATGGGTGTAGTTGTGCTGTTTTCATATTTAGTAGCCTTTTGTTTAAGTTGATTGAATAGTAATACATTACCAAACTAAAGGCAATATAATTTGAATAGCAAATAAATAGCAAATAAATAGAATTAGCGGTTGCAATGATTCAAAAAGCGAGTATATTTAACTCATCGAAACGGAACGGAGTAAATCAAATGTTAATAGATCCAGTGTTAGACCATATAGAAAATAGAGTCAAAGATACTCTATGGTTGCATGAAGAAATAACAGCAATGAACATACGTCAAGTAGCGGCTATTAATGAGTTGATAAAGTCAGCGTTGACAGACACAAGAAAGCATTTTGAGAATGCAGTTATAGGGGTTGATGATGAGTAATTACCCTGATGATTGTCAAGGTAACAACCAGCGACTACCTTGGAATGAACCAGAAGCACCAAGGTGTGAATGCGGATCACCTATGACACTTGAAGGTAATGAATTAATTTGCGATGGAGAATGTGATGAGTAATTTAAAATTATGGAAGGCTGTTGAAGAAACGGAAGTTAAATACACAAAAAAAGCTAAGAAGGGGCAGCATCAATTCACATCAATAACGCCCATGTCACAATTTAAAAAAGCTACCGAGCAATTTGGCATTCAAGGCATAGGGTGGGGGATTAAAATTGGATCAGAAGTATTTATAGAGCAAACCATAGGAACAACAAATCTTTTAAATTATGATGCGATATTATTTTTTAAATATGATGGTGAACTAGGGGAGATACCAATACATGCAACCGAAAAGCTTTCATATCAAACTCAAGGCGCTAACGGGTATCTAAAAATAGATGATGAAGTAAGAAAAAAAGTTGTTACCAACGCAAAAACAAAAGGACTTTCAGAGCTTGGCTTTAATGCTGATATATTCATGGGGCAATTTGATGATCCTAATTACGTTGATTACATCGCTTATGAGCAATCCATAAACCAAGCCGAAGATAAGCAAGAAGAAATAAACACTAAAACAAAAGAGTTTAATCAGTGGTGTAAAGATGAAGTAGCTTGTTATGTGGCAATTAAGAACGAAAGAACATTAAATTTATTACTAGGTGGGCATAAGCAGAAGTTACAAGGTAGATGTAGACTGCTAAACCTTAACGAAGCAGCTTATATAAAGAAATTTGAAGAAGCATACAACCAACAACTTGAAACCATAAAAGAAGGAGCTAAGAAATGAGCGAAGTAAAAGAGCTAATTGAATTTGATAAAATAGCCGCTGGCATTGCTACCATACAAGAGAAAGGAAACTTTATACCTGACATGTCAACCAAGGAAGGATATAACGCAAGTAAGCGGTTTGTACTTGACGAAACAACACCAACAAGAACAAGACTCGCTAATGCACATCAGGCAGCGAAAGAGTACTGGAAGGTTGGCGGTCAAAACGTAGACAAAAAGAAGAATGAAATATTAGATTTGCTTGTTGATATTCAGAAGCCACACCAAGAAGCTTATAAGGCTTTCGATCAGGCTGAGAAGGATAAAAAAGCAAAGTTTGATCAAGATATACAGGATAAAATAAATAAGTTTTATGATTTTAAATTCATGGTTGATATTAATCAGACTAGTTCAGAAGAAATGTCGAGTATAATTGATTCGTGCGGAGAAATTGATACAGTCGATGGTTTTTATCATAAAGCTAAAGAGGCAGAATCAGCAAAGCAAGAAACTATGATCATCCTCAATGATTGCTTATTGACTATTGTTAACCGTGAAGCCGAACAGCAACGCGAAGCTGAATTAGCTGAGAGTAATCGTTTGCGTCAAATTCAAATTGACGAGCAACAAGAGGCTATGCGTTTACAGCAGGAAAGAATGGACGCTCAACAGGCTGAGATTGAAGCAAAACAACAAGCTCAAGCAGATATTGAACTAAAAGCCATTCAGGAAAAAAATCAGGCTGAATACGATAGAAAGCTTGAAATAGAAAATGAGATTCGCGCAAAGGAGGATGAATCCGAGCGAAAACAGCAAGCAATAGAGCGTAGAGAATACGCAAAAAAACAAGCTGAGATAGCAGCAGAACAAGCCAAACAAGCTGAGATTGATCGCCAACAAGCGGAAAAAGAAGCGCAACGTGCAGCAGATGAAAAGCGAGCTAACAACAATCGACATGCAACAAAGGTAAAAAAGCAAGCCAAAGAATTCATTATGAGTTTTGGTGTCGATGAAAAAATAGCTGTAAATATCGTTCAAGCAATAAGCCATAAAAACGAAGCCACATTAACAATTAATTACTAAGGATTTATCATGAAAATAGGCGTTAGAGTAAAATTAGATGTAACTAAAATTGAAAAAGCTAGATTATTCAAAGGGCAAAAAGGAACTTATCTTGATGCTACTGTTTTTATTGATGTAGACCAAAAAGACCAGTACGACAACAACGGAATGGTAACGCAAGACATATCAAAGGAAGAGAAAGACGCTGGAGGACAAGGCGCTATTCTAGGTAATGTACAGGTTTTCTGGAGTGATAACCAGCAGCAAGGGCAGCAACAAAATAGAAATCAAGGTCAATCAAATAGCCAAGGGTTTAAAAATAGCGGTCAAAGCTATAGTCAGCAGAACAATAATCAAGCTAGACAGCAAACTAACCAAGCTGTACAGCAAAACGTTAACACTAATGGCGCTGTAGACTTCGATGATGATTTGCCTTTTTAATTAACCAAACACGCCAAGGAAGGCACTCGATTAATCATTTACAGGAGATGAAAATGCTAGATAGTCCATCATATTTATATTTAAAGTTTTACATTGTATTATGCGCATTAGCTGCTTGCATGATACCGGCACAGGTGTATTTGCTTGCAGGAAATTAAACTAATTATATTGAACTCAAGGAGATTGATAATGCTACCAAAAACGAGAAACTTTGATCCACTAGTTGATTTAAAATTAAGCTGCACTTGTGGCGAGTTTGGATGCGACAAGCGAACCGTTAAGTTAATGCTTTTGAATATGCTTCAGAATACGCGTGACGAATACGGCTTTCCAATGATAATACTATCAGGGGGTCGATGCACTTTACATCCAAACGAAAAAAATAGAAGCATACCAGCCGACCATCAAAAATGCTTAGGTGTTGATGTGAGAATAACAGGACTAGCAATGGCTCTGAAGATTGCAGTAATAGCCGCAAAGCATGGATTTAATGCTATAGCTATTAATCTAAAATCAGGGTTTATTCATTTAGGATATAGACCAGAGAATAACAAAATAGTTACTTGGGAGTATTAACATGAAAGCATTTGAGCGAGGTAAAGAAGCTAGAGATAATGGTAAGAGCGAGGCGTATAACCCTTATAGAAATAAGGGTTTGCCGCCTGATTATGTGGAGTGGGTTAAAGGCTGGAAGTCATAAGCTAAAGCAAGCAACTAGCTAAAGTTGCTTGCTACTATCTAAGACTGAGTACCGACAACAGTTCCATCTTCTGCGCTGGCTGGTGCTCCGTTCTTCATTCTTAATCTACCTGTAGAGTCAACCCATATATAATAAGCGCCCATTTGCAAAGGATTAAAAGAAAATGATGATTGCTCTATCTCTAAACGCCTCGCTAACTTCATTCTTCCGTCAGTTGTTAAGCTAGATCTAACGAGTCCGTCAGAATCTCTAAGGCTTCTAAATAAGTATGATGTAACACCATCTTCTCCGTGATAATAATCGTATAGGTGGCTTACTGTTGATGATGAGTTTATATCCTCTATACTATTCATGGGTACGCCTGGCATTGCATAACCCCCTGAAACATAAGCCAAGAATCCTGTTCCGTCTATATTATCGCCAGTAGTAGGATTTAATAATTCGTACGTATTGGCTGTTACAGTACCTAGTCGATAGTTTTGACCATTTAACGGGGTCATTCCGACAACTTTCCTTATCGAAATATAAGAGCCTGTAAGTAACCCGTGAGCCGTAGATGTAATAACTACAGGAGATGCATTTGAAGCACCTGTTATAACTACAGACTCGCCCGCCGCTGTCGTATGTGAGCCAGAATGAACAGCTCGATGATGATTTATATTATTGTTGCCAGTTTCTATTTTTGAGCCTGACCCCCTACACTGCCATGTATTTGTATCATCGTCTGAATAATCACTTACAGTTAAATCTAGTCTTGGTGATTCGACGCGGTTAAATCTAGCGTTAGGACCGTAAACAACATCATCAACATTCCACCCTGTCGCGTTTTCTGTTCTTGGAGCTATAAATAAATTCTGCTCACCGTCACAATAGATAGCTTGATCACCCGTACCACCTTCTAAATTAATACCGTAAAATTGATTGTGATTTACCGCCGTTCCGCCCTCTATTCTCAATTGAGTATCTATGTTTCCGCCATCAAAACCGCGCCCTCCAAAAAACTTGTTTTCATTACAGAAACCATTACCCGTAGCTGAAAAAGAGTAATTTATAAACCCACCTATTGCCTGAGGATTGTAAAAAGAATTATGTGCTATACCACCTGAAACGGCAGAAGCAAAAAACTTAACAGGAAATTTACTCCATCTACTTTCAAGGTCGTATACAGATGATTGATTCATCTCTTTAAAGACTATACCAATACTTTCTACAGCTCCATTGTATGAGCCTCTGTCAACAGTGGGCCTGATAATCTCCATTCTTGAGGGTTGATTAACTACATCACCAATTTGCAAGGCTTCAATTACTGAAATATCAGGAACTATTGCAGCATCAGAAACAAACTCGACTTGTAGATCATCAGTTGTAAAATCAATTCTTGCTGTCGTTCTGAATCTGCCATGAATAAATAACTTTAACTTCAATCTATTTGCCGCCGCTATACTGGCGTTTGTGGCCAATGTATCATCTGCCGCCTCATCAGCAACAACACCAAGTTGTAGGTTTGATATAAAATCACCTGTTAATTCCCACTGATTACCGTTACCGTCATTAAGCAAAGCATCGACTAACTGTGCGGGTGATTGTGAAGGTGTTTGTCCTGTTACGCCGTTTTGCATCCATGCACCGTTGCCACCATCTCCACTAGTAGTAAATCCAGATGTAGGAATATTTGTTGCCAATGTAAAAGTTGCCGTGTTAGCTATCAAGTCAGTAGTTGTCAATTGATATGCAAATGCTTGGGCTGTGGTAGCTGCATTTTCTGCGGCTGTTTGAGCTGTAACACAATCTGCCAATATACCTTGGAATTCTATTAATTCAGCGCTTGAGACAGGCACAAGTGCATTTAATAATTCAGGTATTGTGGTCGCAGGGTTTGACCCGTTAACAGTCGCAACCCCTAAATGTTTGAATTGCTGTGTTCGAGTGTCTTTATATTCAACTAGTACCAGTCCGTATTGTAAGTTAAGCGAATAAGTTCCCGCTGGGTTTACTGTGATAATTGATACTGCGCCCTCAACTGTTTCGCCCGTTGTACTATTGTGCGTGAATCTTATTTGATCGCCAACGGCAAGATCCCCGTTAGGATCTAAAAGCGTTCCTGATAGTGTAATAAAAGCCATTTTTATTTATTCCTGTAAAGTTTATTGATGAAATTAATGCTTATATACTCATCTAAAATTGATTTTATATCAAAGCTAGATAACTGCTTAGCCTGCTTAATAGTATTTATTTTATCACAAATCATTTTATTTATTTCATCAACAGAAGCCTGCTTAACCTTGGGTATGTTATTAATTTTTTTGTTGACAATATCATTTATTTCACCAAGAGAAATTGCCTTTTTTATTACCTGCTTTTTAACTGGCTTATTAATAAATTCTTTCAATTCTTTTCTTATTAATGAATTTTCAGCCTTTAGTTTTTCAATCTCAGCTTCCATTTTGTTTATTTGTGCTATTAAAGTATTTAAAGTTGCCATTAATGATCCCCTGCGCCGTTGATGTATCTTGTTGGTGTATCGCCGAAAAACGTAACCGTTGCGCCATTATCAATAACGCCACTACCAGCTGCACCGCCTATTGCTGCGTTGTTTGCGCCTACATTTCCCCATCCAGAGCCTGTGCCGTCTATTTGTCCGTTAACACCTGTTTGTCCGTTTACTGCATCGCCAAACGCTAAACCAGAGGGTCCGCCCGTACCCGCTTGTCTTCCATCGCCAGCATCGCCGCCATTACCTGAAACATAAAGTGCAGGCTGCGTGTGATTAAATCCGCCATCGCCACCACTAGGCGCACGAATATAGCCGTCAGCAGTAGGATAAGCAACAGAGGGAGTTACGCCACTAAAATAAATGTCAGTATCGACATTTTGCGCATCGTAAACAATACCACCAGCAACACCATTCTGAGCTGGTTCATAAATAAAAACAGGGCTACCGCTTGGTTTTTCTATGCTTTGACCTTGACCGCCGTTGCCGCCTTTTGCCTGTCCGTCAAAACCATTAACCATAATGATAATAAGTTTTGAGCCTGTAGCAAATCCACCAGCAGAAATTGCCGTTTGCCCTTGCGAGTAAGAGCCATCAAGTATAAATGTAAGCTCTATAGCTTGGCTCGGTGCGCCAGCAAGTATGTGTAAATTAACACTTCCTAACGGTTCGCCTAGTACTATCTCGCTTCCTGAGTTAAACGCCGCTTCGTATGTCATGGCTGTTACATCGTATGTTCTCCCGTCCTTTCCATACCTCGGATTTACTTTTAATATTTGACCTCTAATGTTTCCAGATATTAAACCGTCTGGACCTTGGTCGGCAGTTGTTACTAAGTCAACAACATCGCCAGTTTTGAATGTTAACGCTCTTTCTTCTACTTGAGAAGACCTTGTAAAAGGTGTGAATTTAAATCTACTAACTGTCCGTTGCGTTAATAAATCAGCAGCATCTTTAGTGAGTAAAAAGTTACTTTTAAAGTGCTTGTCTTTATGATCAGAGTATAACGCAGGGCTGATTAATGTATTATCTGAAAATCGACTGGCTTTTTTATAACTCGGTATGTCATCACTATCAGCTAGGTTTCTTTTCCCATAAGCGACAAAAGCCCTAGATGCACGCAAGCTCTCGTTAGGTGATTTGGTTACCGTGTAAGCGTTTATCTCCTTTCCTTCGGTCAGCAATGCTGTTGATTGCTTCCACACTGATATAGCCGATAACTTAGCTTTGTTTTCTGTAGGCTCGAACCATGAATCCATAAGATAACCAGTGAGAATTCTATTTATTACATCGCTAACATCTTCAGACTGGCTATGTAATGTATTTATTTTATCTAGAGGATGCCATTCTGTAACCTCTGCCGTCCAATCTACCGCAGGAATTAAAGCAACATCAAAGTCACTAGCGACTAATATTTTTGTCAATAATTCGTCAATAGTTTCATCGTCTGATAAGTCACAAATAAAAACCTCATCACCAGCGGAGTGACTACTAGGCGTTGATTCTGTTAGAAAGGCATTAGATACAGGCGCGAAAAGACCTGAGCCTCTTGTGGGTACATTTAATGCGGCAGTAGGTGATAGATTATCAGTAACACTTGTTATTTCGAAAAACTCACCCCCAACACGAACCGCGAAAGCAGTTGAGTAATCAGTATCTCCGTCGACGGGGATTATAACAACTGAAGCGTCAACATCTAAGCGGATAGTTCCTCCGCTTGCAGGGGGCCATGTTTTTTCACTTAGGTTAGCGAGTGATAAAACATCTTTGCACTGTAAGCTCCATAAACCTGTATTTACATTTAACTTAAAAGCACTAGCAAGAAAATGATATGTTTCAGCTCCGTTTACTAAGTCAACACTTCCATCTGGCTCAACTCGATAGTGCTTTAATCGCACATTTTTATTTTCGAATATCTGCCGAGCGTCTAGCTTGCCTAAATATGTCCCTTGCCCTATTACTGCACTGGTAACGCCTGGAGCTGTAATGTTTGGGTCTTGCTTGTCAAAATCTTTCATTGTTACAGATAATGAAGATCGACTAGCTAAACCATCGCCGGGCTTTAGCTCGGGGGTTGTCATTCTTATACTAGTTATGCAGCGATAAATAGGTTCGCCGTTAATGCTTGGTAATATAGGCGCGTTATCATTAGTAAAATAATAAGTTTTGTATTCGTTAGTCCATGCTTGGTCACAAGTTAAAGGAGTCCCGAAACCCTGAGAGGCCCCGATAGTACAAGCGCCAGTGATTACAGGTAAGTCGACTTCAAGTACTTCAAAGTGCTGCTGAACTAACATGCTCTGTGTAGCTAAAAAAGTACTCATCTATAGCCCGTTAAAAACTGTGAATGATAATGTAATAACATCTAGTGTTGTCGTTTGTGAATGAGATTTAACGCCCGAAACTGGGTCATAACAAATATAACTAGACTCAGGCTTTGATTTTATTTCTTTCATAAAAAACGGTTGTTCATAAGCAAAATCTAAAAATGTTTGCCACTCTCCACTTGAAAAAATAGACAGTTCATTAGGTAGTGATAACCTACCCTTTAACGCCTTACTTTTCTGTGTTGAAGATATTGGCCCCACTTCTAGCGTGCTAACTGTTCTTTGTGTTCTGTGCCTATTTAGCCAGTTTCGCGCATAACCTGCTTGCTCACCTTTTTCAATATTCAAGTAACTACCCGCAGCAATAAAACTCACAGTGGTTTGAAAGTTGTTTGGTACAGTAATAAATTTAACTATTAAGTCTGTAAAGTCCCACTCGATAAACGTAAACATTACATTATTGTTTCTGACTAAATCAACAGTGTCAATCAACGTTACCCCGTCATACAGTTGAATCGTTGCGGGTGCTGATGTTGCTGCCGTATGACCCGATACAGCAACATAACTAATGTTATTTTGTGCGCCATAACTAACACTAAAGTCAGATACAGCAGTACCGCAAGTATAGTTTAATGAATGGTCAGGACTTGATATATTAGCCGCGACCTCGTTAGTTCCTGCATCTGTAATTGTTGGCACTACATTTAAAAGCACGTTAGAGCTTGATATAGATAAACCTTCGTTAACTGGCATTATGTGTACCTACCTTCTGATTTGCCTTGATTTAATAGTTTAGCTATCGTGTCCATTAGCTCATCACCGCTATCAGTAGCAAATACAATTGTTTTTTCTGATGAGCCGCTAGAGCTGGAGTCTGTCAATTCTAGTGATGACGTTTCAGGTTGAAAGTTATTTTGTTGTGGTGATGACACTGAACCGCCACCGCTTGACACTGAGCCGCCACCGCTTGAGTTTGCTGATTGTAAGTTTGACAATTGAGCCGCCGCTGATATAGCAATGGCGGCAGAAGATGCCAGCGCCGCAGGGTAAGGCAAATCTGCAAACTGCCTAGTTATACCTACTGCCGCATTAGTTATAATCAGCCCAGCCTGAACACCTTTATTATTCTCAAATAAAGTATTTCCTATGTCGCTTGCTGCTTTCATGTAAGCATCTTCGCTTTTTATCTTGTCAGAGTTGGTTTGTGAATTAATCTTAACCTCGTCCTTGTTGTTTTTTACCAGTCCTTTTAATCGGACTCTTTCCGCTTCTGTCTCGCTAGCAATTAACTTCATTCTTTCTGATGAGTCAGTAGTATACTGTTCTCGCTTAACTGTTGCTGCTTCTTGCTCTGCGTAAAACTTGTCCAGTATAGCTTCTTTTTCTTCGCGTAATCTTTCTAGTTCTTTATCGTGAGCCTCGTCTCTAGCATCAGATTCAGTGTTTATGTTGTCTAGCGCTAGCTGTGCCCCTGAGATGTCACCGCCTAGCCCTGCAAAGTCGAGCCCTTCTTGAATTAATAAGTTAGCTTCAGCCATGCTTATTTTTATTTCGTCGAGTATATCTTGGAATATTTCTTTTATATGATTACCAGCGATAGCATAATTAATCGGTAACGTTAAAGCAAGATCAAGCCAAGCGGATGATAAGAAGTTTATAACCTCGACAGCATCGCCAGAAAAATCATCAAATATCGATATATTGTCACCCATAGCGACAGCCCATGAGTCGGTAAAAGCATCATAAAAAGAGTTTAATCTGTCAGTAAAAGAGCCACTGGCAAATTCGTCACCAATGATTTTAAGCCCTTCCTGAGTGGTTTGAATTATTGAGTTTATTTGATCTGCGTATTCGACAGAAAACTTACCCATTGTTCCGTCGAAAGTTTCACCCAATCTTTTAAAGTTTGTTGATAATTCACCTAGCTTTGCAATGTCCGTTTCATTAAGTACAACAGAAGTATCAAAGAAGTCATTTTTTAGTTTATTAACAACCTTGCCGCCTTCTGTTAGCAAGGGGATTAGCTTGGTTGTATTGCTTGCCATACCCTCAAGCGCGTGACTCATTTGCTCAGCGTTAACTCCCGCAGCCTCCATTTGGCTAACCATTGCTTGTAGTACGTTAGGTCCAGCCATGCCTTGAAATTCATCAGCGGCAGCTTTTGCTTGAACCTTTGTAAATCCCATAGCGTCAGCGAAGTCTTGAAAGCCACCACCCCCAGTATTAAGGAAGTCACCTATTCTTTCGCTTGTATCTTTTGATATATCACCCAGCTTATCCATATCAATACCAACAGACTGAGTAGCGCTCGCCCAAGCTTGAGTATCTTCAACGGATAGTTTGATGAGATCAGAGTTGTTTTTTATTTCTTTTGCGTAGGCTGCGGAAGCAACAGCACCAGCGGTTAGTGCAGCTTTTACCGCAACAAAGGCTATAGCTGCCTTCTTTGCAATTGAAGCGGTTGTTTTTAGTCCAGTACCGACGGCAGAACTTACCCTTGAAAACTTACCAAATGACGCATCAGTTTTTTTTACCGACCCATCTAGATCAGCAAGCTTTCTATCTGTAGCCTGTAATTTTGCGTCTAGCTTTTGCGTCTTAGCGTCAAGTAAAACAATTAATTCTTCAGTAGCGATAAGTTACTCCTTTGAATAAAGCCACTTTTTACTGGCTCCATTCTGTATACGTTCAAAGTTAAGCATGACGCTAAGATCATCTTTATTGTTTTTTGTGTTATCTAGTAAGTGAGAGAATTCAACTATATCTAGTTTCCATGCCTCGCTTGGCGATATACTTAAGTCAGTTACGCACATTTTAAACACTCCCCAATAATCATAATCTACATGAGTATGATCAGGTGACTGCCCTAGATATCCGCTTTTTTTTTAGCGGGTAAGTTTTCGCAAATATAAGAATTAATATCCAATGCTAGTAACAACATAACTATAGGCCATGGTTCAGATAAATCGTCTGGCTTGTCGTTAACAGTCCATGAGACACGCTCTGCACCATCTTCAATTTCAGCTAATGAAATACCATCCTGCGCCGCCTCTATTACGCATAACATAGCCTTGCAAGCATCTTCAACGCTGTGCAAGTCTCTGAATATTTCACAGCGCTCAAAGGTGCTTATATCCTTTCTTAAGTTTATAGAGGCTACAATATAAGAGGCGAAAAACCCTTTTAAATCCTTGCCAGTCTTTTCTTTAAAAGACCGACAAGCACCGTTTGAGATTTTCCACTTATATTCCTTATAGCATAACTTGATCATTAAACGTCAGCCGCTGCAACTATGGTAACTGCACCGCTTGAATTAAATGACATTGTTGTAGCCACCTTTGCCCCTTTAGGTATAGTATCGCTCAATCCAGTAGGGAAAAATAACCCGCTAAATGATTCATTCGTAACTGCCCCTGAACCTGTGTAAGTCATGGTGTAAGTGTCGCTAGTTCCGCTAAACGCATCACTCCGGGCTTTTCTAAACTGAGCATCATTATTGTATGTAAACTCTCCAGAAAAAATATGCTGTTTATTTGAATTCTCACCTTCCATATAAGTAACATTGTCACTATATGATTTATTGCTTATCTCTATTAGCGTACCTCCGTATGAGTGAGTCATATCACCTTGGCCAACCAACTCGCCTGTGGTGTTATTTAATACTATTAACGTGCCGTTTAATTCGCCTGCCATGATAATCCTGCCTTGTTGTAAATGTTAAATAGTTTTATTTCACGCTTATTGTATCATTTTATCATATTTATGGTAAATTAATAGTGCGCCTAGGTTTAGCGGCTGAATAATGTGACACACTACACATTGGCGCGCTCAATTTTAGTGATCGTCAAAGTGAGACTGATATGAGCATACCTCTAGATATGGTTAAAAGCACCATACATAACACAAATTCAAACTGTAAATTAAAGATATTACGTTACACTAATAGCGTAACTGTTCT